TGCCTCTTTTTAGTTTGTATGTTGTCCTAGTGTTTGTTACGATGCCCCTGTGAGGTATTCTCGATGGTCAAATTTCTTTGTTTTCTTGTCATAAAGGTTGACGTACCAACCGCCACTTTTAAGGGCAAATTTGAGCATATTATTGATGTTGTTTACATTCCTATATTTTCGTGGTTGAATGCCCGTGTCAGGTTTAAAAAAAATAATAGCTGTGTAAAGTTTCATATTGTTAGATATTATCTATTTTTGCTGTGAAAGGAAAGTGGTTTTTCGTAGAAGAATCATTTGTCAAGGTAGGGATGGGAAACCATTCCTATTTTTTTTTATATAATTCACCAGTCTTTATAATTGATCCATCTAATATCCAATCTTTTAAAAGTTTTTTACAAGTAGTTGAACCCTTTCCTGTAAACTCAACAAGATCTGACAACATTTCAGAATATTTGCGTGGCTCAAATAATATACGGTTGATTAAACTGGTTTTTTCCATACCAAAAATATAAGTTCCCGTTTTATCTTGATTACTGTTTGCCTGTGCCCATCCTGATCCAGAATAGTATATTGAAATAGGTTCAAATTCGTCAGAACTTCGTAAAAAAGTAGCGGAAAGGTCAATTGTTTTGTTTTCTTTATTTTTTTCAATTTTTAAAACAGATTGAGCTTTTCTATCTAAATAGGAACCTATATGGCCTATGGAATTTTGATCTTTTTTTCCTAAATGCAATACGCAAAGTATTAACAAATTATGCACTTTTGTAATTTTTTTTAACCATTGTATTAAATAAAAGCTTTGTTCAACGGAATTAAAATCTGAAATTAAATCAAGTATTCCATCCAAAACCAAAATTGAACAGTCCGGGTTTTCTTTTAAATAAAGTTCGACCATTTGCTGTATATCATTTGGGCTGTCCTCCCTAAATAAAAAACTGTCAAAATTTTGCGGTAAATGATCTGTTATTATTTGAGTTCTAATTCTATCCAATACCCTATAATAGTCATAATCTGAACTTTCAGTATCAATATAACATATTCGCTTACGGTTAGCCGGAAAATTTAATTTCATGCCAAAAATATCCCATGTAGTAAAAGCGGACGCAATGGCACTTGTTATGAAAAGAGATTTGCCTGATTTAGGTATGCCTTGAAAGCAAACAAAACTTTGAAGGCAACCAATATTTTTAGAATTTATGCTAAAAATAACCTGTTCTTCGTCTGGCTGGTAGTTTTGTTTGAATTTACGGCTTATTAATTTATCGTGTAAATCATTTGTCATTGTTACACGTTTTAAATTATTATACTGCCACTTTCTTTTTCACCTTTATTTTCTATGTATGCACAAAATTCATCAGCAATATTGTAAGACTCTTTAATTAAGTAGGTAATATCGTCCGGTGAAAGATCTTCAATTTTGTTTTTTCTTAATTGTGCGGACAGGATATTCAGTGCGGTCATTTCCTGTTTTGACATTCCCGCCATAAGTATCACCTGACCAAATTTGTCTTGCATTGGATGAACTGGCATTGCTGGTAAATCTTTGTTTCTTTGTTGCATTTTTAATTTTATTTAAAGTAAAACAATAGGGGCAAAGCGGTTGCCCTACCTTGCCCCTGTGGATTGTAATTGTAAATAATTTTGAGCAATTAACGCACTTCATTATTTTTTAGTGTGTTGCGTTCTTTTATATTGCTCTCGTATTTTACAAAATCTTCCATCGCATACTTCATTGAATATTTACGCAAAAAATATATTTTACTCAATCCTTCGCTAGGGTATTCGGTTGTTGACATCAAAATAAAGGGTTCATTTCCGGTCATAAACACTTCAAAATAATAGACAAAACCATTCATTTTTACTGGTTTCATTGTTGTTCTTTATTTTCTTTATTTAAATCATTTACCAGATCATCAGTTAATTTTTTAATTTTTTCAGGATTATTAAATAATTCTTCCTTTATTTTATTAAAAATTTTACCCAAAATTTCTAATTCAGAATTATTATTATTAATTCTTCTGTTTTTTAATTTTCTACGTCTTACTTTACTAATTATGTCTTGATACATTTCTGCGTTAATGATTTGTCCGCACTCGTTGCATTTTTTCATTGTGTTTTTTTTAAAAATTTAATTTTAATTCTTGTATCTGGTTTTCATAAAGTTCAATACTTGCCTGAATCAGCAGCTTAATTTCATTAACCAATGATATATCAGTATCGTATTGCATTAATATTTTGCGATTTGGTCCAGCATCAAAAGAAATAATTATGTTTGAAATTTCACCGGTTGTCTGGCATAGTTGCAAGCGATCAATTTTTTGCTGTATAAATTCAATTTCCAGCATAGTTTCCCGCAAGTTGTTAAATAGTTCCATAAAATTAATTGTTTTGCATTTCAGCATATCTACCAAAATGATATCCTATGTGAAACAATGTTAACTCTGATGGGTAAAAAATTTCAATTCTTCCCCCGTCTAATTCAGTGAAAGGAATGTTCCGATTGCTCAAAAAAGTCATCAGACCATACAGATAATTGTGAACGATTATGCTTTTTTCTTTTTGTTCTAACATTGCTTAAAAATTTAATGATTGAAATAATTTGTAAAATTATAAGTAAACCAATGGCAATGGGAATGCCAAAAACTATCAAATAAATAAATGATAGTAACCATGCAACTAACTTCATCATAAATTATCAGCAAAGCAAATTAGAATAGCACCCAAGACAATTAACAGAATTTGAATAGCAGTTTTTTTCATTGTTTTTCGTTTAAAAATTTAAAAATCATTTGTCGATGTGAATTTAAAAACAATTTTTTTAATTTACCAAATTTTAGGCAAAAAAAAAGAGGAAAATAAAAATTTCCCCCTTTAAAACACCTCAAATGATTAACCAAAACCTATTTCAAGAACAATTCGCGTTCTAATTTTCGCCTATTTGTTAGTCCCTTAACTTCTTTTCCCTGTACCTTATTCCACCTTAAAAACTGGTCCGCAACTAACTTTTTATCTGATCCTGAATTAAGCAATCTTAATAATGTGCTTTTTGAAAATGCACTGGTACCAATATTATATACTAAACTAGTCAAAGCCGCTATCATGTTTGCGGTTACTGGTACTTTAATTAACCCTTTAATTTTATTTTCACGTTCCGAAACATCCATTTTTAACCACCTTTCAGCAGTTGCAAGATCTATTTTATCACCCGGTTTAATGGCTTGTCCTGTATCTTTATTTATTGTGGCACCAAAACCAATGGTCCAAATATTACCCGTATCAGGATATGCGGTTAATTCAAGACCTTCAAACTTTTTAATTAGGTTTAATGCACTCACTTTTTTTCCGATTAATAAGATCAGTAAAACAGCTAACCCAATATAAATTTTTTTCTTATTGGACATCACTGTCTTTTGCTAACAATCCTGTTATGGCAGCAGCAATACCAGCAATAATGGTAATCCAGTTATTTTGTGCAATACCATCAGCAATTAATGATCCACCAGCAATGGAACCAAAAAATGAAGTTTTTATATTTTTTAGTATTCTTTTCATATTACTTTTTTTTAAGTTGTTTTAGACCTACCAATATTGATATAGTACAAGATATTGTACTTGCACCAAGAAAAATAACATTTGCTAATTCAGATATATTTTGTATTCCAAGTAAAGAAAACAAAATTGTGCTAAATGTGGCAATGTGTGTTGGATCAGTTTGTGTCTGCATCTTTACCCTGTTCATCTTTAAATTTTTCGGCAATTACATTAAATGCCTGAATGGCAGTAAATGATTCATCAATTTTAGAAAATACACCTTTACTGGTTGCCAAGTCTAAAATCGCTTTAATTACTTCCAATGCTTGTTTTTCGTTCATTTGTCAAAATTTATATTGTTATTAATTATATCAAAGTTAATCCAAGCTGATCACAGATCCACTGGTAAGCCGCCAAATTAATATCAGCAGTTGAATCCCACACACTATAATCCGGTTCTACGATTGTAAGATTTCCCTGTGAAAGTTGCGTTCCATTAGTTTCAGCAGTAAATATTGACCAGTAGAATGTTGCACTATCTTGCAAATTGTCATTAATTATGTAAGCATTAATCCAGTTTCCTGTTTGCTCTTGACCGCTAACCCAAATTTGAATTGGTTGAATTTGTTTCATTTTTTATATTTTATATTATAGTAAATGTTTTTGTTAATCCACCTATTCTCATAAATAAATTAGTACCATCAAACCAAATATCTCCGTTTACAGGTGATGTTGGTGCCGTTCCTGATGGAATCCTTAAAGTAGCACTTGCAGTTGATGAAGGTGCTAAAACTGATATTCCAGCACTTATTTCTATTGCTCTCCAATCAGCAGCAGCGGTTAAGGTAGGGTTAACGTACAATCCACGAGTGATTCCCGTAGCACCAGCAACTTGATTGATGGTGTAACCCAATCTTAAAATTGTATGTTGAGAAGTAGTATTACCAGAAAAAGTGCCAATTAAATTTATAAGTTTAGATTCTAATCCAGCTGCCGCACTAAAAGAGGCATCAAATGTATATCCAGCAGGCCCAGCATTTGAATTATCCACATTTGCGTTACCAAAGTATAAATGTGTACCATCTATATTTAATGCACTTACTCCATTATTTGGTTGTATGAATGGTGCAAAATTTACCGATTGACTTCCTAATATTATTCTACCATCGTTTCTTGCTCTTAAATAATTTTCTGCATTACTATTTTGAACAGTCAATCCAAAAGTCGCACTGGTTGCTCCACTCCCTTTTATAAACGCATCACCCTGAACCTGCAAACGTTGTCCACCATCTACACTCAATCCGATTAGCAAATTGTTTGCAGTAGTTATCCGCATTACCTCACTTGCGTTGGTAGTCTGCCACATACCAAACAACATATTTCCAGCACTTTGGGTTGATATGCAAAATTCACCAGCAGTAGCACCCTGTATAAAATTATTTGTCGCAGTAGCAAGACCAAAAACAAATCTTTGCGTTCCACCTGATCCGGCATTATCTATTCTGATTGATGGAGCATTTGCCCCAACAATTTGCAAATGAGCATCAGCAGTCGCACTATTTACAACCAATCTACCACTGGCGGTTGTTTTAGCACCAATAAAAGTTTGACCAGTTGTTTTAAGTATGGTTAATTGTTGCAATGATCCAACAACATCAAAAATCCCAAAGTCATCAGCACCAGCAGTGTAAAAATTACCAATACGCCATCTACCTGAACCACTTGTTTGAAAATTTATTGTATTGTTATTGGTTGCAGTAGTTTGGTTGAATATTGCACCGGAAGGCGTAGAGTGGTGAACATCCAGTGCAGTTGTGGGAGTATTTGTACTAATACCCAAATAATTATTGGTAGAATCCCAAAAAAGATTATTTGAACCAGTTATTGTACTTGCACTATTCCAAAATGCTACCTGTGTTGCTGCCCCTGAACCGGTAATTGTACCGGATCCCGGACCGCCAATTAGTTCCCAACTGGTTCCTGTGTCCCTGAAAAATTCCTTTGTGTCGGTTGATATAAAAATTCTGCCAACGATACCAAATGCTGGTCGGTTGGCAAATGTATCAGAGTTGAACATAGGTGTCCCTTTCTGATTCAATATTGAAAGGTCCAGAACTATCATTATATATAAAGTTTTCTAATCACAATTAATAAATTACCAGTATTGATAGGAGTGGCAAAAGCCAAACTATATTGAGTTGTATCAATTTCACCCCTGTTTCCTGTTATTCTTAAAGATTGATTCGGACCAAGTGGAACGTCAGCAATAACCAAATTAGTTGTACCCCCGTTAATGAATGTAATTTCATTACATTCAGATCCAATGTTGGCAGTGGTATAAAATACTTTTGTTTCAACATAATACTTTTGAAATGCCTGTCCGGTTGACTTTGAAATACCATTTTCAGCTTCATACCTTGCCCTGTCAGATGCTTGTTTATTGTAAGCTAATTTCAACCTATCGGCTGAAATTTCATCCTTAATACTTACTTTCAAATGCTTTGGAGTCATTGTAATATTTTTTAGCAAAAATCAGGAAATTGACCAACTTTCATAGATCGTTTCGTTGCTTTTCTTTGTTTTGCGGTTGCCACTGCTTTTTTAACGACCGGTGCAACTTTTTTAACCGTCTTGCTCACTTTTTGCAACAACGATGGTTTATTAAATTGATCAGCAGTAATTTTTTCTGGTGCCGGAACATCCAGACGGTATGTTGTTGTCTTTTTTTTCATAGACAATAACAAAATTGCCCCACCGGCTAAAATTATATAAATTAAACCCTTATTTTTCATTTTCTACTTTTTATGTATGTTGCTACTAAATACGCACCTATTCCATAAATCAATACCCACTTACCATATTTTTCAATGTAAAATGGTATGGATCCCTTTTCTTGTTTTTCTATCTTTTCGCTTTGTTTCTTTTGTTCTTGAACTGCGTCTTTAACATCACCGGTAAATTTAAAGCTATCAGCAGTATGTAAAATTAAATACGGTTTATTGTTAAAATCAATAAACTGCCAATAAACATTACCGCCACGTTGTATATAACTATAAACTTGACCAACTGGTGAACCTTTAACTATAGTTCCAATTTTTACTAAATTAGAATTTAGTCTAACTAAATCTTTTTTAGCAAATAATGTTTTACCAATTATTTTATCAGCACTTATTTCCGGCATATTTTATTTTCTTAACATTTTCAAAAGAAAGTTAAATTGCATTTTATCTGTTTCAGCCATTTCACACAATAGTTCTAGATCACTTGCTAATTGTGGATCAACCACTTTTAACCTTTCAACGGCATTGTAGATACGTTCTTCGTTGTCAATTTCTAATTGACTTTCAGTTTCATTTGTCATTTGTTCATTGTTTTTAAAACCAGCAACGTGAGTTACTTTTTGAGTTGGAGAAAATACAGCCGCAAGTTGCGTAAGTAACATATTTTGAACCTGTGGTGAATTAAAAAACCCTAAAATTGCATTTTCTTCTTCAGGTTCTTCTTCTTCTTCTTCCTGATCATCCATTTCTTGCTTCATTTTCATTGCTGCCATTTCAGATCTCAAAGCATTTAATTCATTTATAACATTTGGTTGATAAGCACCCATTTGTTGAAATGATTGCAATGATTGTCTTTTATTTAACTGAAATGAAATGCTGTTTAATTCCTCAATTTTTTTACCCTTGTTGGTAAAAATAGCAATACAGTATGTATTAGTATTTTCAGGGTTTTGAAGAATTGCATTTAATGCCGCAATTAAATCTTCCCTTCCTTCATTTTTATCATTGCCGGTGTATGGGTAACGAACATTTCCCGGAACAACTTTGTGCCCTACATAGACAGTATAATTAGCAGCATCAAATTTGTCATAATATGCCAGTACACTTTCAGCAGTATGTAATTCAGGTTGGTAACTTGCCATAACATTAATTTAAAGGTGAAAGGAAAGTGAAATTTTTAGGCATAGTAAACCCCAAAGCAAACACTAAAATTCGATCCACTTATTGAACTATATGCTGTAGGTGTTTGAATATAAGACTTCGCCCAGATAATTTGTTGTCCAGCAAATGGGGTGATGTCAAAACTAAACGCAGCAGTTGCAGCATTAGAAACAACCCTGTTTAATTCAAGAACAGGAATATATCTAACTGATTCTTTGTCGTTATAATAAAGGACAAGGAATGTATTTTTTAAATTCGCAATTGAAAGAATTGGATTACCGGACAATGGTGAGTTAGTTATCGTATCAGTTGTATAGCAAACTAAATTAAGTAAAGATACGTATCTCAATTGCGGCTGGTCAGGCACATAAAACTTGGTTCCTGTGGATGACTGTTGAATAGGAATTTCGATTATTTCGTAATTTTGAACTTTGTTCATTTTTAATTTTTTTATAGCTAAAAAAAATAGGGGTTCTGGATTTACTGTGGCATCCCCCGTTCCAATACAGAACTTTTATCCTAATTAGCGGACGCTTGTTGAATTTTGAGCCAAAATTCCACGCATAATTACTACGATCCTAGGGGCAGTTGATGCCTGTAGTGTAGAAATTGCACCGGGCAACTCAAGATTAATTACGTTGTTTTTAGAACCAACCAAAACAATATTAGGCTCTACAGGATAGTAACCGTATTCTGTTGCGTCGTTTTGATCAATACCGCCGTTCGTTGCAGAACTTGATGAACCCTGTTGGAATTGTGGTACATACAAATGCCTGTAAATATCCCAAGCTGGCATAATTTGCCTGTTATTTACAGTTACACTCATCGAACCGTTGTACAAATTGTACAAAGCAGTAGCAGCTCCAGTAGTAGAAAAAGTAACAGCATTTGGATAGGTAAACAAAGGAAATGCTGTGGTTGTGGATGCAGCCGGGGCAGCTACGAAGATGCCTATACTCGCTAGCACGAACGCATCTTGAAGTTGTAACAGACGGTTTGTGGGGAAGTTAGTATTTGCACCTGTAGAGTTCACCAGTATGGGAATTTGGTATGAAGTAGTCGATGTTGACATTGCTACCTCACTACGAATATAAGACTGCGATAAAACCGCTTGACCAACTGAAATACCAGCATTGTTGATCAAATTTCTGGCATTGTCAAAGACAAGCCTAGCTGAATGTTGTGTTGCCATTTTTTTATTTTTTTACAAATTTAATTAATAAGAATATTCTTCTTCCATACCAGCGATAACGGAAAGGTTGTCCTCTTGATAACCGGCAATAACAGAAAGATCATCACCAGCCATAACAGATACAGGAATTTCCATTGCTTGATCCATTGCACCTACCAATCCACTTGATTGAAGCAAACCAAGTCCACCAGCAGCTACCATACCATCACCAATTGATTTACCCAAAGATCCCTTTACAAGTTTGGGGAAAAATGCACCAACGGCAATAACACCAGCACTCTTAATTTTTGGATCCAAGTTTGGCAGAATTTTACCTGAACTTGTCAAAATACGGGCAGCATAAGCACCGCCAACAAGTCCAAGTGCATCCATCAAGAAATTTTTACCAATTGCTCCCATTTTGCGTGATTTTCTACGACGGCTGGGGGCAGACCTTTTTTTTCTACGAGCCATTTTTTTGTTTTTTTTTGTTTAGTGGGAGCAATCCCAAGAATTTTAATGTATTTTATTTATAATACCTGAAATTATAATTTTTTGATCTTTTCTGTTATCCAATGCTTTTAATGCTTTTTTCAATGACAGAAAAAACTTTTTCTTTTTAACGGTACTAATATTGCCAACACCTTGAATTTTTTTCATACCCTCTTTTTGTATTGCCTGTGTTCCGTATTTTTTTCTTATTTCATCAATTGTTAATTTACCCCTACCGGCACTTTCAATACCTTTATAATACCACATTTTTTTAACAGGGGCAAACATAAAACCAGCATTTTTAAGCTCGTTTCTGATTGGGTAAGTATTACCACTTACCCATATCCATTTACCAATTAATTCAAGGTTAAGTTGTGGAATACCTATAATAGCATCAACCGCTTTTCTTAAATTTTCGTCTAGTTCAATTTCATTTGCAATATCAGTTGCAGACAAATTACTTCCTGACATAATTGTTTTAAACAATCCATCATATTCTTTTTGAAGTTTTTGGAATTGTTCCTTTGTTCCACCAGCATCAGGATGATAAACTTTTGCTAATTTAAAATATGCTTTTTTTAGACTATCAACATCAGTTAATCCCTTTACATCAAAAAATTCATATAATGCACCAATTTTACTAAAATTGGCAAATGTTCCTGATTTTGACCTTACAACTTTATAAGATCCTTTTGCTTCAGTTTTTAATCCTCTCGGATCTTTATATACTACATCCCTATTTTTGTAATCACCAACTTTTTTCTTTTTAGTACCTGATACAACACTAATCCTAACATTATGACTTTTGCTATCTTTATGAATATCAGTAATTCTTTTTGATGCAACTTTTTTAGGCTCAGATTTCTTTTTTACGGCACCAACTTTTTTATTTGCCGCAAATGCTTGTTTTAGTGCCTGTGCCTGTGTTAGTTTAGGATTATTTTTCCTTAACTTTTGTGCATCAGTAACCGCCTTTTTGAACTTTTCCCTAGCTGCTTTTTGTGCTGCAGTCATAATTTATTTTTTTAATGTTTTTTTACACCAGTTAAGCATTTCATTTCCGCCCCATAACTGGTAACTTATATATCCGCACTTATCCTGATCACCAACATAAACTTTTGCTCTTTTTAAGTATGAATAAATTTTTTTCACAAATTTTTCATTTAATACTTCTCTATTTATTAACCTTATCCCAGTTTTCACACCCGTTGCATTTTTGCAACTTCCTTTAATCATATTCAATATATACCCTTCTGTTGCGTTTTTTGTAGCTTTTATTGGATAGTTTGAATACATTGTTAAAGGTGAAAGGAAAGTGTATTACTTTTTACGACTGATCAAATAAATAATTACGGCACCACCAATAACAATGGGCAAATAATTCATTTTTTTAGATCCATCAGCATTAAAATTGTCTGTCTGATTAACTATGCGATCAATTTCATCCTGACTTGCTTGTTCTACCTGTGCATCAGTTTCCAATTTCTTCTCAACAACATTTTTAACTTGTTTTGCTAAAACTCGTTTACCAACTTCGCTAACTTCTTTAACGTCAATTCCCAACTTTGATAAAAATTCAGCTAATTTAATAAGTATAGGGGCAGCAGTAGCAGTGGCAGCAGCAGCAGCAGTAACAACCTCTCCGATTTGTCCCTCTGATGCAAATTCAACATCAGCAGCAGCAATACGTTTCTTTTTTTCTCCCTGATTTACTTTTCTTAAAAGTTCGTTAGGGTTGCCACCCAAATTTTTCCACCAGTTTTGCGTTTCATCGGCTCGGTTATTAAACGCATTTTTCAATTTTGTAGCAAGTCCCATAAAATTTAGACCTACTAAAAACAAAAATGATCCCCTTGCCGGTGCCAATGCTATCTTTAAAACAATTTTCTTTTTTTCTTTCGGTTTAGCAACTGGTTGAATTTTTGTATCAATTACTTTTGCTGTTTTTTTCTTTTTAGGTACACCTATTCCTGAAACACTATAAAGTGGCATAGTCGGTTTTTTATCTATTTTATGATAATATGTTTTTCTTTCATTAAACTTTGATAAAACAGGATCTATAAAAAATTCGTTTCCATTTTTATCTTGAATAACGGCAAAAACATGATGCGGTATTTCATCAAGCAATTTATGGCTGGTATATCTGTAGTAAATTTCATTATTTATCAATCCCTTTCGCTTCAATGAGTCCAAATTGCCCATGATAAAAAGTGCAAAATTTTTGCAATCATTTTTTGACAATGACAATATAGCCGCCGGGGACATTATTCTTTGGTTCTTGTCAGACTCGATTGAATATTTTATATTCTTTTTGAGAAATTCAAATAAATTTTTTGCAGTTTGAATACCATCACCTGTAAAAAAATTTTCAGAAATTTTATCGTATTCATTTGCGTACATTTTATGTGCGGACATCATTGCTGAAATAATATCCGGTACTTGTTGATCCCTAACCAACATTTTAGAGTTGCCCCCAAATGGCTTTAATCTACCAAGTAATAAATTTTTTTGCATCAGATTAAATTGGCTTTATAATCAAATGGTACAACAATACCGTCAAAATTACCAGTCCCTTTAATTGTATATGCTAATCCTTTCTTTAACCAATTTTTTGATGTAATCAATTGTAATATTCCGATTGTTGGTGATGCCTGTATTTTTAATTCAGATTCAGATTTAGCCGCAATTTTTTGCTCACCAAAACTAGAAAAATCAGCAATCAATTTGTCGCCCAAATATACCTCACCGGTTATGGCTGAAATTGTGGCTGTTTGTCCTGTCGGGTTTTGTACACCGAAAACTAACTGAAATTTTTTATTGGCAAAACTAAGTTTTTTAAAAATCAATTTTGTTCTATTCGCTAGTTGTGTTTTACCCAAAAAATACCATCCAGCAATACCAGCCAATCCAATTAAAAGCCAATTTTTCATTTTCAAAATTTTCAAATAATTACCCAAAATTACTAAAAAATATTCAAAAAAATAAATTTAGGTCGTTTTAGGTCAGAAACTAGGTCAGTTGATAGGTACACTTGCCCCCCTATAGGGGGGGCAAGTGTCCTAGCCAAGTTTCCTGAACCATTTTGACCATTACCAGAACTGACCTAAACTGACCAACATTCGTTTAAATCACTTTTCTTTGACCTTTAACAATAAAAAAAGAGGCAAATTGCCTCTTTTTAGTTTGTATGTTGTCCTAGTGTTTGTTACGATGCCCCTGTGAGGTATTCTCGATGGTC